CAGTCAGCAGGGAATGCAGGGATCACGTCCTTGATCACGATAGCGTCGTAAGCAACGTCCAGAGTCGGGAAGTCGATCGTATCGTCGATCTCCTTGTCAGCACCGAGCACCATGTTAGGAACGTACTTTGCAGCAGCGTTTTTCAGCACGACATAGTCGTTTGCTGCAAGTGTCTTACTACCCTTGTAAGGGGTAACGTCAGCAAGATTGATCTGACCAGTAGTTGCATCAGATGCAACGACTTTCAGAGCACCTTCGTCGGTTGACTCTGCGTCATAGTAACCGCCTGCATCGTCAGACTCTACAAGCATGTCGCCTGCTTTTACACCAGTGAGAGCACTTGCGACAGTGATTGTGTCGTAGTCATCCTTAGAGTGATCGATCGCAGAGATCTCGCGAGCGACAGTACCGCCCTTGACTTGAATCTTGTCGCCTACTTCGAAAAGATTCTCCTTAGAGACACGGATCTTAGTCGTAGTGCCGCCAGTGATGACAGTGCCATGCTTAACGACAGCAACAGTAAGATCGTCTGGGAAGATCTGCAAGAAGGTGGCACGGATCAGTTCTACTCCGTTGCTGATCGTGTTCAGAAGCTTGTAGCCTGCGGGCAGGATCTTCGCTTCGCCTCTCCAGAAACGCTGAAACGTTCCTTTGAAGCTTTCTTTAGACTTAAATTCTACAGCCATTGTTCTTTGATTTTAAATTAGACAAAAATGTGAATTACTGTTCGGGCAAATTCTTTACCCAGTCTTCCGCTTCTGCTGCGATTGCGGCTTCCTCTGTTGCGCGGTCGCCTGCTGCGTCTTTCGGAAGAAGTTTGTTGTTGACGAGATCCTGCTTGAACTCTGTCAGCTGCTTGCGAGCGTCTGCGTCATCAGCGATCGCGTAATTCTTCATCAAGTAGTCTGGAATTCCGAGTTCCTTCGCGATGCCTGCGATTTCAGATGCACGGTCAGCGGACTTCTTCTCGTTCTTCAACGCTGCGTTTTCGTCTTGCAGTGCCTTGATCGTCTTGTCATTTTCCGCTTTCCATGTCTTAAACCATTCTGGCATGTCCTTCGACGGATCTTCTTTCTTGCCCTTCGTCTCATCTTCTAATTTCTTAGAATCTTCCTCGAATTGCTTCTTTGCAGCCTGCACCTTGCGCGTTGTCTCGCCTTGCATTGCTTTGCCGATCTCTGCGAATGTGTTCACTGCTTTCGTGATGTCTTCGTCACTGGCATCATCCTTCAAGCCCTTGCTCGCTGCTGAAACAAGCGATTCAATTGCTTCGTCTGACAATCCGTAGTCCTTGACTGCGTCTTGTAATTTTGCTTTGATTTTTTCCTTCATTTTTTGAATTTGAGTTTTAAGTGAATGAAAATTCGTTGGCGAAAATACATAAAAAATTTCTTAATGGTGCTTATTAAACACTGCTATTTTTGTTAAATCGCGTTAATTTTAAATATTTCAGAGTGGGATTTTTCTCAAAAAGTTTGCAAATAACAAATATATTCCATAATTTTGCAAGCAGAAAAGTAATTCATCAAAAAATTCAAAGCAATATGAAAACAGAGTATTTCAACGAAGCAGTAGCTATCATCAGTCAGTCACTTTCATGCGAAGTGAAGTTCAACACACCAGTCAACGACAACTATTCGCACACTTATCCGATCTTGATCATCGAGTCGAACGGAAAAGTGATCGACGATCTGCACAAAGCAGGATTCTCTATGAGTATGACAAAGAAAGGTCTCGCAGTAGACAAGTTCTAAAGTATCACACGCGGGATCTGGACGCTCTGTCTGGATCTCGCACAAAAATCAAAGCAATATGGCAACAGATCACAATCCGTTCATCGTTATCGACATGATAACATTCGACAAAGTGCAGCACGCGCTTGAACTCGCTGTCTGCATGAGTGAAAAGCAGTTTCCGCATCTGACGAAGGAACTGAAAGATATTCAGAAAGCTTCCAGAGACAGAGCGAAGTCATTCTTAGGATCGCACAACGTACCGAAGTGCGCGAAAGAAGCATACAACTCAAAGAAAGGGGGTGCAGCATGAAACTATTCAGTCAGAATCCAGACTTCTATCCCACACCAGAGCGCGTGATCGCACAGATGATGATCGGGGAAGACATATTAGGGAAGCGCGTCTTAGAGCCAAGCGCAGGAAGCGGGAACATAGTCCGTTGGTTGAAGCGTAACGGAGCGCAGGACGTGATCGCATGCGAGAAAGATCCGCACTTGCGCAAGCTTCTGGACGGACAGTGCAGACTGATCGCAGAAGACTTCCTGCAAGTGTCAGCAGACGAAGTCAGTCACGTTGACTACATCGTCATGAATCCACCTTTCAGCAGAGGTGCGGAGCACATCTTGCACGCTTACGAGATCGCGCCAGACAACTGTACGATCATCGCTCTCTGCAACACAAGCAATCTGTCTGGACGCAGTTATAGCAGAACGAACAACGTTCTCGCAGAGACAGTGAAGCTTCACGGATCTCGCGAAGATCTCGGCTGCTGCTTCGAAGATGACGCAGAACGAACGACTCGCGTAGAAGTGTCGCTGCTGAAACTCTACAAGCAAGGATCTGGAGACAGCGAGTTCGCTGACTATTTCTTCTCTGCATACGACGAAGACGATCTCTCTGGATCTGGAAAAGAAGGTCTCATGTCCTACAACTTCGTTCGTGACATCGTCAATCGCTACGTGTCCGCTGTGAAGCTGTTTGACAGTGTTCTCGCTGCTTCTAAGGAGATCAACGATCTCGCGGACTTCTACGACTACAAGACAGTCACAGATCCGCGCACTGGCGAACAGAAGCAGGAACGTAACAGCTACGGCAGCGTTCCAGTCCGCTTCGGTGCGATCGTAGTCAAGGATGACGATCGTCTCGCGAGCGAAGGAACAGCGATCACACATGATCAGTACAAGAAAGCGTTGCAGAAGCACTACTGGAAGATCATCTTCTCAAAGCTTCACATGGAAAAGTACGCTACTGCACAGCTACGCGATCAGATCAATAAGTTCGTAGAACAGCAGACGAACGTTCCGTTCACGATGAAGAATATTTATCGCGTCATCGACATCGTGATCCAGACGAACGGACAACGCATGCAGCGAGCACTGACGGAAGCTTTCGACACAATCTGTTCATTCAGTGCAGAGAATTCCACTGCGGGCGAGACATGGAAAACGAACGCTAACTACATGGTAAATCGCAAGTTCATCGTTCCTTATATCGTGTCATGCGACTGGGGGAAGTTCCGTCTCGAATACAGCGACTACGTTCATCGGAAGTGCGAAATGATCGAAGACGTTGTCAAGGCTCTCTGCACGATCACTGGACGCGACTACGACTCGATCGGATCTCTACGAAAGCACGTCTACGATCATCAAGACACGATCGATTTCGGACAGTGGTTCGAATGGGGATTCTTCCGCTGCAAGGGATTCAAGAAGGGAACTATGCACTTCGAGTTCATCGACGAAGATGTCTGGTACAAGTTCAACTACGAGTGCGCACGTCTTCGCGGTTGGAATCTTCCAAAGAAGACACAGAAGACTCGCAGGACAAAGAAGACAGCATGACAGCAGGACGCAGGGAATCCAGACAAACGGATCTCCCTGCATGCTGTTTTGTAAAAGAACACGAAAATCCCACGTCAAAAACGAAAAAAGTTCTCAAAATATTTGCATATTTCAGTTATTTGCAATATATTTGCAGCAAGTTTAACAAATAATTCAAAGCAATATGAGTACAACAACAGCAACTTTCACAATCGAACAGATCCTTCTGGATCGTCAGTTAGTTCACGATGCAGCATCGACGGAAGCTAAGAAGCAGATGTGTGCAAAGTACGGAATCACGTCGAACAAGACAAAGGAGATCGAGAAAGCTATTCTCGCGATCGGTCTTGAACTCCACAAGCAGAACACTACGTTCACAGTGACGGAAGACGTTCGCGTCTTCGATCTGTACTGGAATCGTCCAGAGTCAGCACAGAAGATCCGCGAAGCGTTCGCAGGCGAATCAGACTCCTTCATTCGCTTCTACATAGAGCGTCTTCGCAAGCTGTACGAACAGAATCATCTTCGCGCACGTTGGACGCTTCGTCCGATCTCCTATCTCACGCAGATCTTGAACGAGCGCACAACGGACAACACAGAGCGCGACGCGCTCGCACTCGCGCTTGACGTACAGATGAAGGATTTTCACGATCGCTTCATCAAAGCACATCTGGACTATGCGAACTGGAAGTTCGATCACATGTTCCAGAAGTACGCAGAGATCAAGTCAACGCGTGACATCATCTTGAAGCTGAATGTTTCGGATCAGAAGGAAGTCGAGCGTCTGCACAAGATGATCTCTACATTCCGCGTCGAGTCCAGAGACTTCGATAAGGACTACTACATCGAGCGCGTTCGCAGAGACTTCGAAGCAGAGTATCTTCGCTGTCTTCTGATGATCGCTGACAGAGTGCTGACAGCTAAGATGAACACGAAGCAGATCAGCGTCCAGAACGTCAGCAGCAGCGACGCGAAAGCATTCGACATCTACGTCAAAGACGATCAGCGCACGATGCACGCACGTTCGATCTGGTGCGCAGAGTACAGCGAGATCGTGACACCTCACTGGAGATTCATCATCACGAACGCATAAGTTATCATCAGTCAATAAACAACGCGTCAGGCGCAAGGGAAACAGTGTCTGGCGCACTTAAAACAATATACAGCATGGCAACACTACAAGCACTTATCGAAGACTTCAACAAAAGCGTCGAAGTCATCAAGCGAGAGAGAAAGCTTCAAGCACAGATCCTTCGCGAGATCACAGATCGATTCTGTGAGCACAAGATCGGACAGAAAGCTACTATCAAGCGTAACGGACGGATCGTCACGATCGTATGCAAGCGGATCGAGACTGACATCTGGAACGGAAAAGCACTGTTCACGTATTGCTTCAAGCAGTTGAAGAAAGACGGAACGCTGTCACAGAACGATGTCAGCGTAGGAACGGAAGAAATAACATGGTTGAACGAATACATCGAGCCTTATGCGACAACAGAAAGTCTATCATGTGGAACTCGCTGATCCGCGAGGAAACGAGCCGAAGCACAGCTATTTCGGATCGCAAGCTGCGATCTTCCAGACGTTCGGAAATGAGCGTCTGGGGATCTCATATCGATCACTCTCGAACAACTACAACTTGCAGGAACGAGAATATTCGAATCGGCACTGCACAATTCGCATGGGATATTTGCAAGTGTCAAGAAAAAACCGTAACTTTGCACCCACAATCAAAGCAATATGAGTATGATGACAACAGTAAACAAGAACAAGCATCTTTTCGGTGCTATCATAGGCGACATCGTAGGCAGCGTCTATGAGTTCAGCAGACAGAAGTCCTACGACTTCGATTTCTTCTCGTATGGATGCAACATCACTGATGACACGATCCTTACATGCGCGACAGCAGAAGCGATCCTTAGAAACGGAAACATCGTTGACACGCAGGACTTCGCGAACGAGTACTACGACTTTGCGAAAGAGTTTCCGCACCCTATGGGCGGCTATGGCGCAGGATTCTCTACATGGGTCTACGACGGAACGATGCGCCCTTACAACTCACTCGGCAACGGTGCTCCGATGCGTGTCTCTCCATGCGCGTATTTCAGTGCGTACATCAATCGCTGTCTGGAAGTCGCTACGATGTCAGCGTCAGCGACACACAATCACTGGCAGGCGATCCGCGCTGTGCAGTGCGTAACGTTCGCGATCTACGAACTGCGTCACGGAACGTCAGTCGAAGATCTGATAAAAAAGATCTATCAGCAGTATGAGTACGGAATGATAAGACTCTGCACGAAAGATCAGAAAGCATACGATCTCTTTCAGCAGAAGTACGAATACACAGAGCACAGTGAAAAGACAGTGATCGGTGCTCTCATTTGCGCTCTCTCTGCGACTTCATTCGAAGACGCGATCAGACGCGCTGTCTCTCTCGGTGGCGACGCAGACACACTCGCTGCGATCGCAGGATCAATCGCAGAAGCACGCTTCGAGATTCCAGACGCTATGATCGACGTAGCGAAGCAGAAACTCCCGAAGAAGCTGCTTGACATTGTGACGGAATTCAACGAAACAATCGCATTATGATCACAGTACAAGAAAA